TTGCCATCTTTTCTGATGAATCTTTACGTTTTATTTCAAACCCAAAAATTTGCATAATTTAAAAATTAAAAAGTTAATTAAATTGGAAGCGGGAAGCTGCCGATTGGTGTGTTGACTCCCACGCTAACTCCAAAACTAGAACCACCTGCGCCAGTATTAGACGTAAAGTAGTTGTAGACGAATTCTACATCAAACGACTCTATTTGATTCTGCTGGTCAAAGTCCAAAGCAATCGGACCAATATTAACTGGCATTGCATCAACAAACTTATACGATTTAATAATAGCGCCACCTCTATCTAGCTGGTGTACATTTAGATCAACTTGATAAGAAGTTGGACTTGTACGACCATCAGTGGTACTATAATTTTGAATACCAGTTTGCCAAATCTCAAGAGCATTTCTAATGTTGAAAGTTGTGTCGTTGTAAATCGAAACAGTCCATGGCTGGAACGAACGCTCGCCTGCAAAGTTTACTGGGCGTCCACGATACAGAACCGTAATTGGCTCGATCGTAGATGCTGGTAGCTGTGCCGATCTGCATAGAAACTGTGCTCTTTGTCCAGCAACAACTCCCAGTGGTACGTAGGTTGGGAATGTTAACTCAACGCGAAATTGATTAGGGCGAGCACCGCCACCAATCATTTGCGATTTAAAATCAGCAATATTTGCCATTTAATTCTCCTTAGTTCTTAACTATTTATTACGCTATTATTAGCCGCCAATTTCATTGAAATTAACAGAGGTACGAGCAGCGATAAAGTTTAGAGTAATAAAGTTTATTGAGCGTGCTGGCTTAATGAAGATGTCGCCAATAAATTCGTTGCGATCAATAACTTCACCAGTGTTGTTAGTTGCGTCGCACTTAACTAAGAAGTCAGTAATACCACGACGACCTTGAACATCACGCAGGAATGGCTCAACTAAGTTCTTAAACTGTGCACGAGTAAACTCATCGTTAAACTCAAACAACTGGAATTTAGATGCAGTTGCAATCGCTTTTTCCAAAACGATAAACAAACGACGCACGTTGATGCGGTCAAATGCGCTTGGTTTAGCCAGAAGAGTTTTATCTCCAAACAGAACAGTTCCCTGTCCTGGGAAAGAAACTACTGGATTAATACCAGACTTGTAGAGATTATCGCGCTGTGTTTTATTTGGATTAAATGCAAGTTTAACTACGTTCTTAATCTGTCCACGGTTTAGTCCAGCTGGTGAGAACCAAGGATCATTGGTGTAGTCTGTACGAGCACATGTTCCAGCTGTATCACCGTTTAATGGAACATAGCGATATTTGTCGTTGTAGCGATCGTATTGATATTTGTAGCCAGAATCAAGAACAGCATAAGAAGTGCTTGGAAGAGCATCGCGATATGTTATGGCTTTTGTTACTGCTGAAGTGTCAGAAGAAAGGATAACAGCTCCTTCGGCATCAGCAATAGAAGCAAACACAACGCAGTCTTTACGAATCTCAGCTACGTTATTAATTACGTAAGTTGCTACTGTAGAATTAGCAGCGCCAAGTGGCAGAAGGCTAATATCGTACTGGCTGTCATCAGCAAAAACAACCCAAGCTGTTTGCATTTCTCCGTCAGTAGCTGTTAGATCGTCAGCACCACCTGTCAAAGAACGTGTAACTGCTGATGTCAGATTGTTAAATGTGGTTGTTAAAGTGCTACCCCAGTTTGTACCACCAACGATAGTTGTGTGGTCCATCCAGTAAATGTATTTTGAACGAGTATTAATAGCATCTTTATAATAGTTATTAGATCCATCAAAAGTTGTAGAATTAGATGCCTTTGAGAGGAAAGAAAACTTCTCGAGGATTGTTCCAGCAGTTCCAGTCCAAAGACCATCTTCATCAACGATAATTACATGGAGTTCATCGTTCGCGCCACCTACAGAGGCAGCTTGCGAAGAAGTTCCTGGATCGTTCTCAAACTGATCTGCATAAGTCCAGTTTGTAAAAGAACCTGCGTCAGCCATCGAAACCTTAAGAGAATTTCCAAGAGATCCTGGGCAACGAGCTGCCCACTCACCAACGGAACCCTGTCCGTTAGCATATGATGTTAGATATTCTGCGTTATTTTTGATTTTAACTGAAGCGCCAGAAGATACTGCGTTTGTGGCAGCGGTATCGGCACGGCAAACTAACAGGTTATTTGTATAACTCAGGAAGTTTGCGGCAGTAAAAAATGAGTAGAAATTGGAATCGGTTGGTTTACCGAATACACTTACGAGTTCGTTTTCAGACGTGATTGTGATTGGTTCTAAGACAGGTCCCCACTGGAATACGCCAGCAAAAGCGCCAGCAGAACTAGAAACAGCAGGAACGATAGATGTAAAATCTTTCTCTACGACCGCAACACCTGGACTAAGTTGGAAAGGCATTGTAATTCTCCTTAATTACATTGTTATATGTTTGCTACTTG